ATATAATGTTTAATAAATTTTAAGGAGTTCTTATGTCAGAGTTAGAAAAGATAACTACCCCAGTAGGTGAATTAAGTTATGTTCATATTAGTGGACAAGGTAAAAGAAACTATAACGATGATGGTTATGTGTATCAAGCTACTATTGTTATGGATAAATCAAAAGCTGAAGATTTAATAGAAAAAATTGAAGTTTGCCTGGGCAATGTTCAAGCGAATGAAACTGTTAAGTCTAAAGGTTATAAAGAATTACGTCAAGATGAAGATGGTGTATATGCGCCTAACACCAAAACTAGTGAAAGAGATAAAAAGTCTAAACCAACAGGTAAAGTAGCGTTTCAATTTTCTACTAAAACAAGTTTTGGTGATGGTAAATCTAAAGAAATTGGTGTGTATAATTCTATAGGTAAACGCGTAGAACTTGGAGGTAGAAAAATTGGTAACGGCACTCAAGGTGCTATTAGCGGTAGTATTCAACGTTATTCCGCAGGTAATAAAAATGATAAATCTGTTGGTGTTTCACTATACCTAAACAATATACAAATATTCAAGTTTGTTGAATATAAAGATGATGGTGGATTTGAATCTCAAGAAGGTGGTTTTGTTGATTTTGATGAAAAACATGACGATATGCCAACCGACGAAACAGTAGTAGAATCAAATGAAGCTATGTCTAAACCAGTTTTATAAGGATTTATACCACCTTATAAAAGCTCCTAAGCATGAGTTAAAACTGTTTAATTATACAAAGTCTACCGTAATTTTTTGATAAAATTTTAACAAAAGGTTTTACTATGCAATTTCAAAAATTTTTATCTTTGTGTATAACAGTAGGATTTATTTTATTTTGCTTAATAATTACTTCGTGTAATATGCATGCAAATCATTTAATTGCAAAAAACAGTAAAAAAGTTGACCCTATACAATTATCTTGTGCGATGAGCAGAGGTGATGAATCTAGGTTATGCGCAATGAATCAAATAAATAAGTAACTAATTAATTTCTTAAGGAGACAAGAAAATGTTAAATAAATCATTAGCTATTTTTTTAGCAAACGAAAAAGTAAGAGCAATCAGTGTTGCTTTTAATTCTATGGGTAAGTTCTATACCTACAAAACAATTGATGAAACAATTAAAGTGGGTGATACTGTTTTAGTAGAAGGTAAAAATGGTTTAACTCTTGTTGAAGTTAAAACTGTTGACATTCAAGATACTTTAGATTTTGAAAATGTTAATATTGAATATGCTTGGATTGTTCAAAAAGTAGATAAAGAAGCGTATGAAACGTTAAAAGAAAAAGAGCAAACTTTACTTAAAGAGATTAATAATCTTGTACTTAAAGGTAAAAAACAGCAAATGCTTGAAATTCTAAAAGCTAACAATGTTGATATCAAATCGCTCGAAAATTTAAAGTAGTTTGCAGTAATTTTATGCGTAAAAAGGATAAGTTACAATTAGAAACTTGGTGTAAAAAATATGGCTTAGAGATACTTCCTTATCGGAAACATATAAAACTAAAGCATATTAAAACAAATCGGAAAATCATTATTTCTAGTAGTGCATCTTGTCCTTTTTATATGCAACATGTTTTAAAAGATATTAAAAGGTTAAACAAATGAAATTTTTAAAAGATTATATAGGAAAAGAGCTAAAATGCATAACTAAAGAAGAGGTAACTAAATTAGTGGCTTTTAAGAATAAACGTGAATCTTATGAATCACACTTGCAAGAATATGTAAATCTAGCGGATGGAAATGAAGAAGCAGGTAAAAAATTCTTTTACAAGGCTTATCCTGATGCAGACAATTTTGTAGATAAAAATTATGAAATAAAGGTTAAATAATGACAACAATAGCGTATAAAGACTATCATATTGCTGCAGATGGTTTAGTATCAGTTGGCGATACAATAATATCAACTGATGAAACTAAGATACACGAAATAATTGATAGCCATGGCAATATTTATATTGTAGGAGTGGCAGGTAGATTAACTACAGCGCAAAAATTACTTAACCATATAGCTAAAAATCAGCTTAATAATTTAGAAAAGTTAAAAATTAACGAATATGATTTAAAAGCTATTATTTTTACTAAAAGTAAATTAGGTAGTAAAAAGTTATGGTTTTTTGATTGCGATAAACAATTAATGGAACTATCTTTATATAAATATCACGCTATTGGCTCAGGAGCAAATTTTGCTTTAGGCGCTATGGCAGTAGATGCAGAAGCTATAGATGCGGTAAAAGCATCAAGTTTACATGATGCTTTTACTGGAGGTAAAACAAAAGAAATAAACTTGGGAGTATATGATGAATAGCACTATTATAGGTAAAACTTTTAAAGATTATGAATCTGCGTATAAAGCAGTAAAAAATCATGAAGCTTCTAATCCTAAAGCAAAGGCTTATTTGTATAAAGTTTTTGCCTATGATAAAAAAGATATTACTTTTAATGGCAAAGTTGCGCCTAACGCAGTTAAAATACATAAAGGTTATCACGTAACTTTTAAATGTTAATAATTATATAAAGGCGTAAATAATGTTAGATTATCGGTTTAGTACTATAGCAGATGTTAGAAGTTTAATAGACTCTAATAAACCTTTAATGTTTGATACAGAAACACAAGGTTTTTATGGTAGAATTAGGTTAGCTCAATTTTATCAAGAAGATTGGCCAACTATTATATTTGTTGAATATCCTTCACCTTATGAATTAGTTAGTTTATTATCTAAACAACATATCATAATGCATAATGCTCATTATGATATAACTACTATTCAGGATAACTTAGGTAAACAGAAATGGATTCCTGAAAAGTTTGATTGTACTTTTCTTTTAGCTAGACTACACTTTTTCTTAAAAGAAAAGTTTAACTTTACAGAAGTTGTTTATTACGTAACAGGTGAAAGGCCTTATGAGGATAATGAGCAAGGTAAATCTGATTGGAGTGTTCCTGTTTTATCTGAAAGTCAAAAACAATATGCTGCAGCTGATGTATATTATTTGCAAAAAGTTTATGATATAGTTAAAGTAAAACAAGAAGATTTTAGCTATAAACTAGATATACTTACAACTAGAAATTGCTTAGACTTTCAGAATAACGGTATGCCTGTTAATAGACAAAAAATACGAGAAAGATTTATTAAAAATAATTCTCGTATTAATGAAATTGGTTTACCCATTAATTGTAACTCTTATAAACAAGTAAGAGCTTATATAGACACACAAAATTCTGACGATTTAGGTTTAGCTAAATTAGCTTTACAAGGTAATACTAAAGCTGCAAATGTTCGTGAAACTCGCAAATTAGTTAAAAATAATTCTTTTTTAGCTAAGTTTATTAATACAATGGCAGAATATTCTAGTATAGAGCCTTGCCCTGAAGACGATAATTTTGGCTTACTGTACGGTAAATTTAAGTGCTCTGCTCGTTCAGGTAGAACAACTTCAGATGACCAAAATTTACAACAATTACCCCGTAGTTTAAAAAGTTTATTTGGTGTACCTGAAAATGGTGATACTATTCTTATTTATTCTGATTTTTCTCAAATGCAGCTAAGATGTGTTTGTGCAAAAACGGGAGATAAAAAAATGGAGGAGTTGTTTAGAGCTGGTGAAGATTTACATAATTATGTTGCAGAAATGATTTTTGGTAAAAACTTTATGCCTGAGCAACGTCAAATATGTAAAACGGCTAATTTTGGTTTATTGTTTGGCGCTGGTTTAGGTGTATTCTTAAATATTCTTATTAAATCAGCTGATTTATTTTTAGATGAAAAAGATGGCAAACAATTTATTAAAGATTGGTTGACTCTTTGGATAGCTATTGACAATTGGCAACAACTAGGAATTAAAGATTGGAGGAGTAAAAAACCATGGCAAACTCCATTGGGTAGACGTTATACTGCTAAACTGATGACAGACCAATTAGCTATGCAAATACAAGGTTTTGAAGCTGAGGTGGCTAAACTAGCTATGCACTATATGCTTCCAAAACTTAAAGAAATTAGTAAAGATATTCAACTTCGTAATTTTGTGCATGATAATTATATATTTACTGCGCCTAATAATGACGCTGTTTATATGCCTGCCTCTAAAATTATAGCTGATGCTATGCAAGATGCTTGGCAACAAATGTGTCAATCTGTAACTATTACTGATTTACCAATGCCAGTAAATATACGAGTTGGTTGGAATTGGGGAGATATAGAATCTGGTACATTTATTTATGAGTATAACCAATAAAATACCTGCGCAGGTTAGGGATGACGTGACTGAATGGTTAGGTACATTGCGCAATGTTATGGGAGTTCAAATCTCCCCGTTATCCCGCTTTTTTAACTTAATTAAAGGAAAGGAAAATAAAATGAATGATTTTAAAATGTTTTTAGCTATTGGTGACGCAATAGCAGATAATATAGATTTTGAAAATGCTGATGATAAGTATTTAAATGACACTATAAAGATGTTAGAAGAAGAAAAATCTAACGTCGTAAAATATGAAAAACAATTTATACAAGAAAGTCAAAGAGCAACTGCTTTTTATGATAAGCACTTAAACAATCTTAAAACAATAAGAAGTAAACGCACATGTGTACAGGAAAAAAATAAATCCGTAAAACCTAAAGAGTTTACTTTTCCTATTGGAACTAAAGTTAAAAAAATAACAGGAGATTATACTTTTTCTGGAATTGTCATCGGTACTTTTACTAAATTATCTGGCTTACAACGTTATGCTGTTGAAGATGACAGAGGAGTTATACATATTTATACTGCGAAAAACTTAGCTTTAAGAAAGGATTAGTATGCCTAAGGACCTTTTAGATATAGAATGGAGTTATAAGTCTTTAATAAGAGAAATATTAGCTGAAGGGCTAAAAAAAGAAACTCGTAATGGCGCTACTATTTCTTTGTTTGGTAAAACTTTAGCTTTTGATACAAGTAAAACATTTCCTTTAATAAGAAGTAGAAAAATGTTCTATAAGCCTGTTATTGGTGAATTAGCTGCTATGCTAAAAGGTCCCAAGCATATAAATGACTTTAAACAATATGGTTGCAATTATTGGGATGCTTGGGGGGCAGAAAAAGAGGGTTGTTTATACGATGAAGAGCAAGCTAAAGGAGGAGAGTTAAACTTAGATTACGGTAATGCTTGGTTAGACTTTAACGGCTATAATCAATTAAAAGAATTAATTAATACATTACAAACTAACCCTAATAACAGAAGAATGATTATATCTGCTTGGCGCCCAGATAGATTAGATGAGCTATCTTTACCTTGTTGCCATTTATTGTATCAGTGGTATACAAGAACTGAAATTGTTAATGAAAAAGAGGTAACATTTTTAGATATGATATGGTATCAGCGTAGTGTTGATACTATGGTAGGTTTACCTAGTGATATTATTTTAGCTGCTGCTTGGAATATTATATTAGCTAATCAATGTGGTTTTACTTCTGGAAACATAACTATGATATTAGGTGATACTCATATATATGAAAATCATCTGCCTCAAGTAGATATATTTTTAAACACAACATTAAGTGATTACCCTAATTTGCGTTTTCCTGACGCACCTTCTTATAGTATAGATAAAGACGCAACAGTATTTAACTTTAAACCTGAAATGTTAAACATTAATAACTATATTTCAGGTCCTGTAATTAAATTTGAATTAAATGTATAAGGATTAAAAAATGACTTCAGTTTTTGAAAGAGTAATAAATTGGAATGAAAAGCGCTATGAACGTATTTTTAATTTTGGTTTAGCTAATGCTTTATTAGTTGAAGAAGCCGGAGAGTTAGAAAACGCTCGAATAATAGGTAACCCTATAGAAACACTAGACGCTGTTGGAGACATTACTTTTGTAGCTATAGGCATATTATGGAAATTAGGCTATTCTCCTGAATATATTGAAAGTTTATTTGAAAAACATATAAGTAAACACAAAAAACCTAATGTAGATATATTTCAAGCTTCTTTATTATCTAGTTATGTTGATATAGCCGATTATTCTAAACTAGATTATGAGATAATTATACTAAGAAAAATAGCACATTTAATATGTATTTCTTGCGTTGAAGCTTTAAAAGATTTAGATATGTTTTCTTATTATCTTGTAGTGTTAAGAATAATATGCGATAGTAATGATACTAAAGCAATTGAAAAAGTTTTACCGGATATAAAAGCTAATATTAATAAAGGTGCAAATTATAAGGCTCCTACTGAAGATTTAGAGTCGCTATTTTATCAAGTAAAAGGTTTAGCTTAATGTTTGCACCTGTTGAAATTCAACTATCAAAGGAAATTAAAATGAAAAAAGAATATTATAAAAGACAAGAAAGGTTAAAAAAGATTAGTAAACGTGTTATTGAGGTTGCTAATAAATCACCATGTAAAAAGCGTAAAGTTGGTGCAATAATAGTTCAAGAAACACCCACAGATTTTATAGAGTTTGCTTCTGGTTGGAATAATCACACTGATGGTGAAATATGTGAGTTACCTGACGGTACAACAAAAGCTGAAGTTATTCATGCTGAAATACATTGTATAAATAATTTATTACATAAAGAAAAAAAGTATAGAAATTACTCAGAGCTAAAAATGTATATTTCTCATTATCCTTGTGATAGCTGCAAAAAAGAGTTAGAAGAGCATAATATATCTTTTGAAGTTGTTGAGAGCTTTATGAAATTTGATAAAGAAAAACCTCGTATGACTTTAGTACCTCCTTCATTAGGTTTAGCAGCAGCACGCGCTTTAACCTATGGGGCTAAAAAGTATAAGCCAAATAATTGGCGTAAAACTGATAATATAGAATGTTATATTAATGCGCTACAACGTCACTTTGACGCTTGGCGTAGTGGTGAAGATAATGACCCTGAATCTAGGTTAAATCATCTTGACCATATGGCAGCTAACGTATCTTTTTTAATTGAACTAAAACATTTACCTAAAATTAAACTTAATGACCAAGAGTAAAATTATGGACACTATTAAACAACTAAGGATTAAAAAACAAGTTGAAGACCTTGGAGATAAAGCTATATTAGCTGTTGACGGTGATATTATCGCCTATAGAACAGCTTGTGTAGTTGAAGACCATTGGGAAGGCGCAGGTTACGATATAGTTAATACAACTATATCGCAAATTATGGAGAATACAGGTGTAAATAAAATGCGTATTTATTTATCTGGTAAATCCGATGGAACTAAATATCCTGCTAAAAAGCAGAACTTTAGATATGATATAGCTAAAACTAAACCTTATAAAGGTAATAGAGCTAATATGAAACGTCCTCAATTTTTAAACCATATTTATGACTATTTGATTGAGCATAAAAATGCTATAGTTGTTGATGGTTATGAAGCTGATGACGCTATAGCTACTGATATGACTTTTTATGAATCTATTCATTGCGGCATAGATAAGGACATACTACAAATACCTGGTTTACATTATAACTATGTAAAAGAAGAATGGATTGAGGTTACACCTGAAGATGCTGAAATAACTTTATATCGTCAAGTATTGATGGGTGATACTAGTGATAACATTCCTGGTTTACCTAGATTTGGTATTAAAACAGCTGAGGCCCACATAACTAAAGCAGAATCTGCTTTAAGTGATGCTCTTGATACATATAAAAAAGTTATAGGCGCAGATTATATGGGTTATTTCTTAGAGCAAAGAGCGCTTGTTGAGATGGTTAAAAATGTACCGTTAAACTTTACAAGAATATATACAGAAAAACTTCATGCGTTTGAAGAATACCCAGATGGTTTTATTGACTTTGATGAAGAAGAAAAGTTAGAAGTAGCACTATAAGCTAAAATATACGGATAGTAGTAATGACTAAAGAAATATGGTATGCAAAACAACATCAACTAAAAATAGCATCAGAAGCTTTACCAATATTAAAAAAGCATTTAATGGTTTATTTAGCTATGGAGGAGCGTACAGGAAAATCTATTACTGCTATCCGTATAACTGAAGCTTGTAATAATGTAAGTAACGTTTTAATTATTACAACTAAGAAAGCTTTAAATGGTTGGTTTGAAACTTTAGAAAAACATCCTCACACTAATATATATACTTGTATAAACTATGAAAGTGTGCATAAAATATCTGGTAAGGTTGATTTGGTAATTCTAGACGAATCACATAAATTCATCTCTGGTTATCCTAAAACTTCTATAATATGGCAAAAAGTAAAAAATTTTACCCTTAATAAACCAATTATATACTGTTCAGCTACTCCTTACGCTCAAGGCACACAAATGCTTTTTCATCAGTTTGCTTTAAGTAAATGGAGTCCTTGGAAACGTTATAGTAACTTTTATGACTGGTATAGAGATTATTCCGTTAGAAAAGCTAACGGTGAATTGTTTACAAAAAAGATAACCGCTAGTGAATCTATTGTGGACTATACAAAAGTAAATCACAATAAGGTAAAATCAGACTGTAAACATTTATTTATTAGCTACACTAGAGAAGAATTAGGTTTTGAGCATGAGCCTAATGATGTACTACATTATATAACTTTGTCTAAAAATTTAAAAGATATATACAATACTATTGTAACTAAGAAAGTTTTACATTTTTCACATGCTGAAACTAGTAAAGACTATACTTTAGTTTGTGACACACCAGCTAAGCTTAGAGCTACATTACATATGCTAGAAGGTGGAGTACTTAAAGTAGGAGATGAGTACCTTAATTTAGGTTTTAATGAAAAAGTAGACTTTATACTAAATAAGTGGGGAGATTCAAAAAATTTAGTTATAATGTACTATTTTAAAGCGGATAAAATAAAGTTAGAAAAGTATTTTAAAAATGCTACTATACTACACGCACAAACTAATGCTGAAGGTGTAGATTTGTCCACATATAAAGACCTAGTTATTTATACTCAAAATCACTCTACTGCTCAACATACACAACGTAGAGCCAGGCAAGCTAATATGAATCGTAAAGAAGAAATAAATGTTAATTATTTATTGGTTAAAGGCGCAGCAAGTGCTAAAGCGTATAAAACTGTATCTGTGAATAAAGAAAATTTTGTTGACACTGTATTTGAGGTAATATAATGAGTATAATAAATAGATTAAGATTGCACACATCAACTATTGATAAGCAGCGCGTACTAAAAACAGAAGCTACTGAAAACGATAAATTAATGTTTCAATGGGCGTATAATCCTTATAAAGTATATAGACTTCATTTTACTCATATTGATATGGATAGCTTAGGTATTTTTACAACAGATTTAATGGAAATATTACATAACTTAGCTTCAAATAAACTAAGTGGCAATGCTGCTAGAATAACTGTTGAAGAATTTGCAAAAGAAAATGGAGACTTAATAAAGCTAATATGTAATAAAGATTTAGCTTGTGGTGTGTCTACTACAACTTTAAATAAAGTCTTTGGTAAAACTTTTATTAATAAGTTTAACATACAATTAGCTAAGGAAGAAGATATAGATAAAATATCTTTTCCCATACAAGCTCAGTTAAAATATAACGGTTCAAGGGTTATTACTATATTAGATAAAGGTAAAGTTATTTTTAAGTCTAGAGGCGGGCATGAATTCAATTTTCCAGAACTGGAAATTAATTTATTATCTATACCTTATATAGGTGCAAAAAGAATAGTTTTAGACGGAGAGCTAACATTTGGAGATAGCCAAAACGAGGACCATACTAAAATTAGCGGGTTAATAAACTCGTCAATTAAAACTGGTGCACCTTTACCAAATAACAAAAATATACAATATCATATATTTGATTTACTACCTTTGGAAGAGTTTGAACAAGAACTATGTTCAAACTCTTATCATGCTAGATTACAAGCAATATGGAATATCATACCTAGAAAGCATTTTCAATTAAAACATGCTGAAACTTACCTAGTTGAAAATAAAGAAGAATTAACTAATATATATGACGATTTAATTAAAAAAGGTTATGAAGGTTTAATTTTAAAATCTTTATACCATAAATATACTTATCGCAAAAATAAAACATGGATTAAAATGAAAGCTACCAATACCTGTGATTTATTTTGTGTTAATTATACAAAAGGTGAAGGTAGGTTTGAAGGTTTAATAGGTGCTTTAGAGTGCAAAGGTTCTATAGGAGATAAAAAAGTTGTAACTAAGGTTGGTTCAGGTTTAACTGATGAATTACGTAATATGGACCCTCAATATTTTATTGGTAAGTATATTGAAATTGATTACAATAAAATTATAGAAAACAAAGAAGGTAATTATAGTTTGTTTCTACCTCGTTATGTAACTGTAAGAAAGGACAAAAGCTAATGATAAATCGCATTCTTGTTACTTATTTAATTGCGTATGATAAAAAAGATACTTTGGTATTTGATGGGTATACTATGAAAGAAGTTTTAGAAAAAATACCTTTTCTTGTACCTAAAGTTAATAATATTATATCTATAATAGGAGTTGAATAATGAGTAAGTTAATTTTACCGCCTTTAACAATGGAAGAGTTGTGGTTTGAAGCTAGAAATTACGGCTTCGTTCGGTTATACACAAGTGACGATGGTACATATAGTTGTAATATAGAATTTATTACTATAAAAAGTATCTCTTTAGAAGCGCATAGCGGATTTAGAAATTCTAACCCTAAAGAAGCAATCTATTTAGCTATAGTAAAGGCAATAGAAATTGCTAGCTCATTTTTAGATAATGGTTTAAAAGAAAAAACTGAAAGAACTAAATTATTATTGGAGCTATAATGGCTAATCCTTTACAACCTAAATGCGTAAAAATTCTTGAAGAAGAGTTTAATGCATATGTAATTAATATCATAGCTGCTAGTAAAGCTGGTAATATGGACCTAGTTGCTTGTATTTATGGTGAATTTTATGGTTTTGAAATAAAGTGGAAAAATGACCAACCTAGTGAACTACAGAAAGAAAAAATTAACCTTTGTATAGACGCAGGCGGAAAAGCTTATTTTATACGTTCTACTGAGCAATTACGAAATATAATTAATAACCGTGAAAAACCTATTAAATATGACTTTAAAATGAAATTTAATTTATAACATAATTCAATATGTTTAATCCGTGAACAACGATTTTAAATTTTATATTGTTTCATACATAAAATTTAAATCGTTGTTCTATGGACGTTTATACAATCTTTAATTTTAAAATTTATTTGATTTGTATTCTTTCACTTAAAAAGTTATATTTAACAACATCTGCTGGTGTTTGTTCGCTTGGATTAACCTTAGTTAATCCTGCAATGTTGAATACTTTAGCTACCATTTCAGAACAAAATAAAGAGCTAAAATCTGGTTTGTTAGCTAAACCTAAATTGTCAAATATATCTATAGCTGAACCTAAGGCTTGAACAGAGTCATATGGTGTTTTACTACCGTGCACATCAAATAACCAATCTTTCATATTATTTATACAATCTTCAGATAAATCTGCTTGTAACTCATGATAGTATGCTTGACCATTGTAGTTATCTAATCGTTGCGATAAATGATGTATTTGAACGCCTTTCCAAATTTCTTTGGTTCTTAAATCAGGTAAATTAACTAGTGAAGTACTTTCAACTAACACAATACGTTTTTTACCTTGAATAAGTTCTGTATCTAACACTATACCAACATGAGATATATCACTATTAGTTTTCCACTTAATTAAGTTAGAAATATCTCCTTTACCGCTAAAAGATATAACATCACCAAACTTCATTCTATTTCTAATCATTTCGTACATTTAAACCTCCGTAATTAATAATTCAAAGTGAGGACCGTCAAAGAAAGATTTAAACTCTCCTCCCCAACGTATACCTATGTTTTGTTCATGAGCAATAGCTTTTATAACTCCTGCTAGTAAAAAAAATTGCTCTTTATTTTCCCAACCTTGGAAAGGATAAGGTAATAAATCAATAGCTCTTGAAGGTTTTTTATTATGAGGGGAAAGAGGAAATTGAGCTTTTGTAAAACCTTCTTTAAAAAGTTTATTCTGTTTAGTCTCACTCCTATAACCTTCAATAACAGAAAAGTCTATTATTTCTATAGCTTTGTAAGCTATATTAACTAACCTATAATCTGTATCAATTAAATTTTTCTTGCTTTTTTTACTGAATAGGGGCATTTTTACTCCCTTTTGTTTCTTTTATAATCATTTGCATTATATCTTCTAATCTTTTACCATGGTGATTTTGCGCTTGAGCAACATCTCTTAACTCTAGACGTAGGTCGGTTAGAATTTCTAAAGACTTTTCATTTTTGCTCACTTTAACAGATAATGCTGTATGCCTTTCTTCCATTTTAGTTTGGTTTATTTGCAGAGTTGTAACTAACCCTAAAGCAAAAATAACCCCGCAAATTATAGTCACAACGTTACCCATTGAAAAAGTTAACTTAAAAGCACTAGCCATAATAAACCTACATATTTTTTAACTTATCCGCAAAATATTTTACCATATCTATGCCATACGAAGCCATTTCTACAGCTAAACTAGTTGTTTGAGTAGCAGGGTCTGTAATAGTTAAATTATGAGGAGAATTCCAATACACCTCATTAACTATTTGGGCGCCTCCAGCTAAATAAGCTTTACCTGTAGCATCAGCACTATTATAAGTCATGCCGCTATTGGTTGTACCACCATCAATATTTATAGTAGTATCGGAACCACCAAAAAAACTAATTATACATTTATCATAGTCTGGAGCTATATCATCAGGTTTACCTGCACATAAAATAATCGCGCCTTTAATACTATTTTTAAACAATTTAATTATCTTATGACTTTTTAAACCTCCATTAGAGTGTCCTATAAGTTTTAATTTGTTAATATCTATTGGATATAGTTGAGCTAATTCTAATATTGTAGCCATAATTTCATTAGCGTCGTTATTTGTAGCCATCTCCCAATATCTAACGCCATTTCTTAAAGGTGCAGTAAAATATATATAATTAACATCTGAATAATAATTATACATTGGTAGTTGATTTTTTATAGTTGATGCTTGACCACCAAAGCCATGTAAAATTATTACCGTTTCTTTTTTATCTGTGCCATCGGCTATGACAGCGATACCAGACATATTACCATTATCAAAAGCTACTTCCATTTTATTACCTATATATAAGATTGATTATGACGAACCATGTATTGAGCTTTTACCAAATCCATTTCTTCATCAGTTAAAACTTTATTAAAACAAGCTAATGATTTCATCCTAGAACCATTGGCTAAGTTAAAAGTTCCATTAGCGTAAGCACCAAAAGATAAACCTGCGCCTGAAGCATCAGTTGTTGTAGTACCAAAAGCGTGTGAAACAGTTTCACCTGTTGCATCATTAAGCCAAAATGTAGTTTCATTAGTACTGTGTTTATGCGCTACTGCAGCAAAATTCCAAGCAGAAGCATTAAAAGTATTTGTTGATACTGCCGCGGGATTAGTAGAACCGTTGCCTTGACTCATATATAGTTTATTCGTATTAGATAAACTATATAGGTCTACACCTTGATTAATACCGTTAGTATTTTTAGTATTTATAAGAGCTTGTGTTGCGCTTATATAGTACAAAGTAAATAAAAAAGTAAAATCACTACCTCCAGTTGTTTTATGGAGACTACCTAAAAAGTTGTTCATAGCAGATTGAGCTAACAGTTGGTCTCCACCATCAAAACTAAAATATGCTGCCGCATCCCCTGCAATTCCATTAAAAGTTGGTTCATCTCCGTCAGTAGTTGCAGAAGCCCCCAAATACATGTCATGCGCAGATTGAGCAGACCCCGAAGCAGGATTTGGCTCAATATTTAATACGTTTTCTCCTACACCTGTATAACTATCATAAACTGTAGCGTCTATATCTAATTCACATCCACTAACAATTTTATTTAGTGGTTTTACTCCTGATACTCCTAAGAGTATTCTTCTACGTCGTTTACTCATTATTTCGCCATTGTTATGGTTATTTTAACACCTGATGAAGTTCCTGCAGCTACCACAGGCTTAATACCCTCAAAATTTTCAGCTACTAGTCTTGAGCCGGCTGAAGTTAAAGATATTTGATTACCTTGGCTATCTGTGCAGACATTAAAAGTAGAATCATTTGTACCTTCTAAAGTAACCGCATCGTTAATAGTACCTTCTATTTGTACAGTTTTATCAGGAAAATCAGCAAAATTAGCCACATTTCCTTCATCACCGCTATTTAAACCAGACCACTGTATTTTTTTATAGTCTGGATGATTTGTTATAGTTTTATAATTTACCACTGCCATAATTAGTTTCCTCCGTTATTAGCTATTATTTGTGCTTTTACAGCCGCAAAATCTTGATTCATTTTATTTAATTTAGTACTATTGCCATTTAAAGCATCTCTTAATGCTTCAATTTGCTCGTCATAAGGCCAAGAACTAACGTATGCTTCTCTTAATTTTTGCTTTTACAGCCGCAAAATCTTGATTCATTTTATTTAATTTAGTACTATCGCCATTTAAAGCATCTCTTAATGCTTCAATTTGCTCGTCATAAGGCCAAGAACTAACGTATGCTTCTCTTAATTTTTGCTTTATAGGCTTAGCTACTTCTATGGAGTTTCTTTTTAACTCTCTAGTTAATACTTCTCTTTGTTTTTGAGTGTTAATAAATTCATAAACTCTATTTATAATGTTATCCATAACAATGTTATTAGCATTATCTGCTTTTAAATGATTGTTATTTACAATTTTTTGTACTCCACCTTTACCATCAACTAAAGGTTTATAAATAATAAAATCATTTTCAGTTAACGGGCTGGTTATATTTAAACTTATACAGTCTAAAATAAAGTCGTTATATTTAGCAAAGTATGAATTATTTATCATAACCATATTATCAAAGTATTGAAATCTTTCCATAATCTACCTATATTTTAATTAGCACGTGCATTCCAAATACCGGATGTAGTATACTCATAGAACTACCTGAAAAAGAACCTGTTGGCGTAATACTCGCGCCACTTCCTACTGGACTACTATAAGCTGATTGGTCTGTTCTGGAACCACTAAAATTACCCGCAGTAATAGTTGAACCTTCACCCCATTTGTTTCCTGCTCCTAGTGAACCAACATTTTCATGTTTATGTACAGGTAAATTATGTACAGCAATATTAAAACTGTTTATGCTAATACTTCCTGTTGGAGACTGATTAGCATTTCCACTTGTTTTACCTAACTTAGTTAATGTTGTACCTACGCCATGCAATGATTTATCTTTAACACTAGCTAAGGTTAAAGTTTTATTTGCGGCAAAATCAGCTGCAGCACTTCCACCTCTTCCCGATGAAACAGCAAATTCCGCATTATCACTATTATCCCATATTAACCTATATAAACCCTCACAATAAGCAGCTGCAATAGTCGCTCCAGAAGCGGCCGAACCTATAGTTGTGGTACCATCTAAAGAAGCGTAGCCTGGCTTAGAGCTTTTACTATAAAATATTATATCACCTGTAACCGGCTTACTTTCTAATGGTTGGAATGTGTCACTTACGCTGTCATAAATAACCGTAGTAACTTGACCATTTTTAATTGTGTATTCTGGTAACTCAAATAAACCTTCAAATCTAACTGGTTTAGCGCTATTACTATCTACAGTTAAAGTAACATTACCAGTAGATAAGTGATTAGCAATAAATCTAAACGCTTGTCCATTAGCTAATGCTATGTCTCCACCTGTGTCTAGAGTATAAGCATTCGCCGAACCACCTGTTGTGCCAAAGAAAAAAGTAGCCATAGCAGCATTGTTAGCTGCGTCTATCGCAGCCTGTGGAGCTGCTTGTATGTCCGCTAAATTATCTGCACAAGTAGTAATATCATCAATAGCATCACCAACTGCATTTACATTAACAATATTGTTTGCAACAGTAATAGACGCAGGAGCAGCCTCTCCTGTTAAACCTCTATTACCTTGCAAACCTCTTCTAATAACTATTATACTCATTGTGGTGTAATCCCTGTAATAAACGTTACTTTACCAAACATAATATACTCAGATTCAATAGTAGGATAGCTATTATCTATTTGTATAATATCGTAAACTCCTCTATCCGCATCAACGCTGGTCTCATCTGATCGTATAGATATTGCTGCTATACCATTGACAGCATCAGTTATAATCATACCACCATTAGCTGTTGTTAAATCAAGTAAAACTTCAGAAGACCTAACAGATTCTTTTATTCTACATTTTAAACTTTTGCCAACTAATGAAATAGGTAAACCCTCATCATCTTGAAGCTGAAATTCAAAGTAAAATTTACCTCCTTTGTGTATAGTCAAGTTATATTCTTCAGGCTCTATTGTCATTATTTGGCCTCCGTTTTTAATAACTCAGGAAATAGCATAGCTCTATTATCAAATTTTATACCGTTAAAACCTTTTTCCATTAACTGATTATTTATGTTAGGTAAATTACGTACTTCTTTAATATCTACGTCTCTACCTACAATAGTTGCAATATCCTCTAATGTAGCTAACTTAGACGTATCCACTTCTTTACTTGCAACGGTATTTGTTTTCAAAGGATTTTTAATTTTGTCTACTAAATAAACACCTTTACCTAAAGTTCCATCTGTAGTAACTAGTTTACCAGACTTAGATTGTTTATACATTCTAGTCATAGTTGGTTCTTTAATAGGACCTTTCTTTGCTTGCTCAATAGCTAATTCTTTCATTAAAGACCTAACTTCAGGTATAGCTTCATCTGGTATATCTTTTAGAACTTGCTCAGCTGTTGCAGAGTGTAGCGGATTTTTGAATAATTTATCTATATTGTGTATTAAAGAAATTTCTTTACCTAAATCTGTAGGAGTATATTTTATCATTCTACCCCACATAGATTTTACTAAATATTGCTTTAATTTACCTCCTAAAGATTGAGCAATACTACTTTCAATACTACCGTTAAATCTACTTGTTAATCCCGCTAAATCAGGGTCATTTTTATAAACTTTTGCAAATTCATCAACTAGTTTAATTATACGCTTAGCTTGTGGAGTTTTTAAGTTTAAACCTCTTAATTCTTCTGCTAATTTTGGAAATATTACAGCTTGATTTTCTGTTATATGGCCTACAGTATACTTATCAATTAAATTTTTAACTGCTGCACCTTCTGTTTTAATTCTAACTTTAGGCGATAGTTTATCAACTAAAAGATTAAATGTTTCTCCATCTACATCTTTAGCTGTACTATATTTAGATAAATTAGCTCGTATGGTTTTTTCTGTCGCACCATCTTTAGTAATAAGTTTATATAAAGTATTCTCTTTAATTACTTTCATTTTAGCATATTCTTCTTTGGCTTTAGCGAATTGTTTACTCCACTCTGCTCCATTGGGTAAATATGTTTTGGCAGCTTTACCTATTTGACCATCAATTTTATTTATTACTGTATTTAAAGCATTAATATCTCTTGGTTTTAAAGAAGTTTTACTGTATTTAAAATTATTTACAATAGCTCTTAATTCCAATAACCCGCCAAAAGTTCTATCTTCCGAAGCATTAGCAATTTTAGTAGAATAATTAACAAATTGTTGCCTTTTAATAGGGTCTGATAATTCCAAACCTATATCCTTTAATACTGGCTCAATAGCTAATTTATCGTAGTCAAATCTAAAGTCTGTACCTTGTATCTCTTTTACCGCCATATCTTTAACAGCGCCGTAAAAATCTTTAACATCTTTTTCATACCTAGTTAAATCTTTACGAATAGCGCCACCTATGTTATCATCTGTAATATTTGCTATAGCTTTCTGTAAACCTTTTGCGCGCTCATCTACTTCTTGTTTTAGTACTTTAGTTATCCTCTCA